ATTAAAAAAAGCTCCGGGGGGATTTTTATGAGAATATCGTAGGTTTTTAGGTGGGGGTATCGGTGTTTGCCTACTAAAATCCACAGGCCTATATCGGGATCTCCTTTCAAGATGCTCCAATAGCTACACTATAAGTGTCGATATCCCCACTTAAAAGCCTATGATCTCTCATAAAGAATATATAAAATCTAAAAAGGAGGTAAATTATGGCTGACTTATTTGAAAGAATCTTTGTCGGGGATGCAAGCTACGAAAAGATAGGTGTTCATACCTTCCATGCCGTATTAGTTGACCTTATCGAAGGTGGTTCTACTCGCGCTCAGGTTATTAGCGGTTTGAACCTAGATGCCGAAGCGGAAGCACAGTTTGACGTTTTGATTGCGAAAATTCAGAGTGTTGGGAGTTTAGCAGAAAAACACAGATTCGCTAATGAATTTCATGCAGTGGGGATGATAGCAGAGGTTGGTTTGAAATATACTACTAAAATCGCTTTCAAAACCAGATTAGGATTCTAGCATAGAAAAGGAGGTAAAGTACTATGGTTGATAAAACAACCAAGAAGAAAAAGCGATCGATTCACCGAAATACAGAATCAAAAGAGAAGGAACTAATTAACTTAGCTATGGATTTGGCTTTTAAACAACTAAAAGAAGGCTCGGCAACCTCGCAAGTTATAACATACTTTCTGAAATTGGGAAGTGAGGCGTCAACGTTGACGAATCTAAAAACCGGGAACGAAAACGAATTACTCAAAGCCAAAGTCGAAGCGCTCGCTTCTCGAAAGAAGATCGAAGAACTTTACCTCGCAGCTTTAGATGCTATGAAGTTATATAGTGGAAATGATGATGGAGAGTTTAACAATGCATAAAAACTATATAGCACTGTCCCGGTTGAGAACGTTTGAGGAGCGGTTCAACTACTTAAAGTTAGCTAATGTTACATGTGAGAACATCTTTGGTGAATCACGATACTTAAATCAGAAATTTTATCAATCTCGAGCCTGGAAGAGAGTAAGAGATCGGGTTATACTTCGAGACGATGGATTAGATTTAGGTTGTGATGGCTATTACATAGCCGGAAAGATTGTTGTCCATCATATGAACCCAATTACTATTGACGATCTAGAAGTTGGGGATTTTGAAATGCTTAATCCTAGGTTATTAATCTGTGTTAGTGAAGATACGCATAGAGCGATTCATTACGGAGTAGCGAACTTGACTCCTCGGTTATCAAATACGAGAAGTTCTGGCGACACAACTCTGTGGTAAAAGGAGAATCATCATGAGTAACAAAAGTAAGTATCAGAACAGGTACAACCGGAAAAAGACTATGTTTGATAAAAAACGTGAAGACGTACCAAAACCACCAGTTACTGCGGCAGATGAAAGTGACTTCTTTAATAATCTTCCTTCTACCAGTGAGGAACCCCCTGTTGAAGAAGTTATGGACACCGCTCCTCCTGTTGAAGCAGAAAACGTTGCAACAGAAGATGAGTTGACTCCAGAAGAAGCTGAGTTGGTTGAAGTACTTACCATTCCAGAACTGGTTGTTGTTGAAGAAGTAACTACTGAAGAACCAACCATTGAAGATCAAAATGAGAGTGTTCCTCTTGGTAAATTCAAGGTCACCTCGATTCGTGCACACGTTTATGTTGAACCAAATGTCGCCACTCGTCCAATCACGGCAGTTGTTCGTGGAAATCTATTACCTTTCTTTGGTAAAGAGCCCATGTCTATGTTTTGCGAAGTTCAAGTGCTGAATCGTCGCCAAGAAAAAGTTCGTGGATTCATTGAGACTCTTCGAGGTAAGGTAATTTCCTAATGGCTGAAGTGGAAGACACACTAACGATTATTTTGCGAACGGTAAAGGAGGGTTTGGGTATACCAGTTTCGGTTATAACATTCGACCCTATAATAATTGTAAACATCAACGCTACATTTATGATTTTACATAGTTTAGGTGTCGGACCAACCACAGTCTTTACCCTTGTTACTGGAACAGAGACTTGGGCTGACTTTTTCGGGAGTATTGACGATCCAACCTTTGCTCTGATAAAGAGTTATGTTGGTTTAAAAGTTAAACTGTTGTTTGACCCACCAACATCAGGTGTAGTCACTGCTTCTTTAGAACGAGTTATCAATGAGTTTGAAAGTCGGCTCTTATACCAAGTTACCGCGACAGCTTAATAGCTTAGGAGGTAAATAATGAAACAAAAGAAAGGTTTAAAACACTACGGCGTTAAGGGGATGCGTTGGGGTAAGCGGAGTGGAGATTCTCGAAGAACTCATAAGATTAAAAAATACCTAACTAGAAGCTTATCAAATAAGGAATTATTGGTAGCTAATAGACGTATGGGTCTAGAAAAATCTTTTAAGAACCATAAAAAGAAGGATTATTCATCGGTTAAGGCCGTTTTGGGTAGTGTACTTAAAGTAATCGGAGCAATTAAGGTTACTAATGTAGTTGTGGATAATGCACCTAAAGCCATACAATTGTTACTCGAATAACTATCGATGTCGCTATCAAATATCGATACGCCAAAATACTATGCCGAATTCAGAGATCGTGTTATAGCTGGAGAAATCCCAGTCAATAATGAAATATCTTGGGAAATGAATCGAATCGACGCTTTAGTGAGGAATCCGGAGATATATTACGATAGCGAAGCCATAGATGGTTTTGTAGCTTTTTGTGAATCTGAATTAACGCTTACCGATGGGGGCGATTTAATACTTTTAGACACATTTAAGTTGTGGGCTGAGCAGATATTTGGCTGGTATTACTTCGTGGATCGAAGCGTGTATCAACCCGATGCCGATAATCATGGAGGAGAATATGTACGTAAGAGAATAAAGAAACGCCTAGTAAATAAGCAGTATTTAATTGTAGCCAGAGGTGCGGCTAAGTCCATGTATGGTTCCTGTATACAAAACTATTTTTTAAATGTTGATACAACAACCACACATCAGATAACGACCGCTCCAACGATGAAACAGGCCGAAGAAATACTATCTCCGATGCGAACAGCTATAACTAGAGCTCGAGGACCGTTATTTCAATTTCTAACAGAAGGGTCTCTACAAAATACAACCGGATCAAGACATCAACGTATGAAATTAGCCTCGACTAAGAAGGGTATAGAAAACTTCTTGACAGGATCCCTACTAGAAATCCGACCAATGTCTATACCAAAACTACAAGGATTAAGATGTAAGGTAGCGACTGTCGATGAGTGGTTATCTGGTGATGTTCGAGAGGATGTTGTCGGTGCAATTGAACAAGGTGCGGCAAAAGTTGACGATTACTTAATACTTGCTATTAGTTCTGAAGGAACTATAAGAAATAGTGTTGGTGATGATATTAAGATGGAGCTTTTGGATATTCTAAAAGGGGACTATATAAACCCACATGTGTCTATATTTTATTATAGACTAGATGATATAGAAGAAGTATCCAATCCTGAAACGTGGTTGAAGGCAAACCCAAATCTAGGAGCTACGGTTAGTTATGAGACGTATCAACTAGATGTAGAACGAGCTGAAGCTGCACCAGCGGCTAGAAACGATATCTTAGCTAAACGTTTTGGTATACCAATGGAAGGTTACACCTACTTCTTTACGTATGACGAAACATTACCCCACAAGCCAAGAGATTTCTGGTCTATGCCATGCTCTTTAGGTGCTGATTTATCACAAGGTGATGACTTTTGTGCATTTACATTTTTATTCCCACTTGGCGACGACGCCTTCGGCGTAAAAACAAGATGCTACATCACATCAAGAACGCTTATGCTCCTTCCTGGTGCTATGCGTGTAAAATATGATGAATTTCTACGTGAAGGGAGTCTCCAAGTTCTTGAAGGAGCCGTTTTAGATATGGATGAGGTTTATGAGGACGTTGATGACCATATAGTGAAGAGTCAATACGACGTTCGAAGTTTCGGGTACGATCCGTACAATGCGAAACGATTCGTAGAGCGTTATATTCTTGAGAATGGTGAATATGGCGTTGAGAAAGTTATCCAAGGAGTTAAGTCAGAATCGGTTCCGTTGGGTGAAGTAAAAATTCTCTCAGAAGAGCAAAAACTATTATTTGATGAGATTTTAATGTCCTGGTCTATGGGTAATTGTATAACTTTACAGGATACGAACGGTAATCGGAAGCTATTAAAGAAGCGTCACGATCAGAAAATAGATAGTGTTGCTGCGTTACTTGATGCTTATATTGCTTATAAAGCAAACAAAGACGCTTTTGAATAATGACCAAAGGAGGTTACAATTAACGATGGCTAAAAAGCAGCCCTTCTTTACTAGGGCAAAATCTGCGTGGAACGTCTTTATTGGTCGAGAAGTCCGAGAACAGGAGGTCTATAAGAATATCGTTGGTTCAGGAAATACTATACCGATGCATAGAACTCCAATATCTTCGAGTACTGAGAAATCAATAGTTTCCGCAATTTACAATAGATGTGCTATAGATGTAGCGCAACTTTCAATACGCCACGTACGCTTGAATGCTGACGGTCTATATGTCGAGGATATATTCTCGGGATTACACCGTTGTATAACAACGTCTGCAAATATTGACCAAGCAGGACGAGTTCTAATTCAAGATTTGGTAATATCTATGTTTGATGAAGGTGCCGTTGCAATTGTTCCGGTTGATATGAAATATTCGGCTGGTAATAAGCGCGGTGAAATATTAAGCCTTCGCGCAGGAAAGATTTTGGAGTGGTTCCCAAGCAATGTTCGTCTTGAAGTTTACAATGATCGATCTGGTGAACGGGAAGAATTAATACTTTCAAAAGACGGAATAGCTATTATTGAGAATCCGTTATTCTCAGTAATGAATGAGCCAAACTCAACACTAAAGCGGTTAGTATCTAAGCTGAATATGTTAGATGCTGTTGATGAGCAGTCAAGTTCTGGTAAATTGGATTTGATTATTCAATTACCATATACTATAAAGTCCGCTGCTCGACAAAAGTTAGCTGATGAAAGGTTAGCCGCTCTAGAAGATCAACTAAAGGGTTCTAGACACGGTATTGCCTATGCCGATGGCACAGAAAAGATTATTCAATTAAATCGTCCAGCCGAGAATAACCTGATGGCTCAAATCGAGTATCTAACGAGTATGCTTTACAGCCAGTTAGGGATGTCCGATGCGATACTAGCAGGTACGGCTGGTTCTGAAGAGTATTTACATTACCATACTAGAACCGTTGCCCCAGTAGCTTCGGCAATTACGGACGAATTGAAACGCAAGTTCTTGTCGAGAACCGCTATATCTCAAGGTCAGTCGATTGAACACTTTAGACCTCCGTTTAGCGCCACAACTCCGGTTGATATGGCAGAGTTGGCAGATAAATTAACGCGAAATGCAATTTTATCTAGCAATGAAATTCGAGGGGTTCTAGGAGTTCGACCAAGTGATCAAGATGGCGCGGATGAGTTACGTAACAAGAATCTCAATGATCCGTCACCAGAAAAACAATAAGGAGATTGATAATGTTGAAAAAGTTCGATTTTAGTGGCTATGCTACAAAGTATGGAGTTAAGTGTAGTGATGGCCGAACAATTAAACCGGGTGCCTTTAAACATGCAGATGGACTTAAGACTCCACTAGTTTGGGAACATCTTCGTGAGGGTCCTGAAAATGTACTCGGTCATGTAGTTCTCGAGCATCGAGACGACGGCGTTTACGTTCGTGGTAAGTTCAATGCAACCGAGAACGGTATAACTGCCAAGACCTTAGTTCAAAGTGGGGATGTAGAATCTTTGTCTATTTATGCCAATAAGTTAGTTGAGGAATCCAAACTGGTTCAGTCTGGTAGAATTCGTGAAGTTAGCTTGGTTCTATCGGGAGCAAATCCTGGGGCTCTGATTGATAATTTGAGCTTTGAACATAGCGACGGCAAGAAAGAAATCATAACTGAGGACGCTATTATCTTTATGGATACGAGCATTGAGTCCGAAGATATGGAACATGCTGATGATGAAGATGGTGGGGAAGAAGAAACCATTGCAACTGTGATGGGAACACTTAGTAAAGATCAAGCCACAGCTGTTTACGCAGTTATCAGCGCTCTTGTAGGAGAGAAAGAATCACTCAATCAATCAGGTACCGATGAAGAAGAAGGAGAAGAAGAAACGATGAAAAAGAATATTTTTGATCCGAATAAAGAGGATAAAGGCGCAGTCACTTTGTCACATTCTGTTGGCGCGGTAATCCTCGCTGACGCACAACGTGCCGGGTCTTTAAAAGAAGCTGTACTTCGCCATACGGAGACTTTATCCGATGAAGAGCGCCAAGAAGTTGAAAACTTTTTAGCTCATGCCGGTACTTACGGTATTGACAACATCGGTAATTTCTTCCCAGATAGTAAAACTGTTGGTGAATTCCCATATATGATCACCCGTGATATGGGTTGGGTTGGAGTATGGAAGTCCAAAGTTCACAAAACTCCGTTCTCCAGAATTAAGACCACGTACGTTGATTTGACCGAGGATGACGCTCGTGCCAAAGGTTATGTCACCGCTGCACTCAAAGTTGATCAGGTGTTTGCTGCTCTTAAGCGAACTACCGATCCTACAACGGTCTACAAGAAACAGAAATTAGATCGTGATGATGTTCTGGATATTACCGATTTCAATGTTGTTGCTTTCTTGAAAAAAGAAATGCGATTTATGTTGGATGAAGAGGTTGGTCGAGCTTGTTTGGTAGGTGATGGTCGAGCAGTTGATGATGATGACAAGATTCCCGAAGCGAATATTCGTCCTGTCTATGGTGATAGCTCCGTGTATTCCCATTTAGTGACCCTGGAAGATACTGTTACTGATTACGCTGATATTATCGACGATATTATCACAAATCGTAAGTATTATAAGGGTTCTGGTTCGCCAGATCTTTATATTTCTGGAGAGCACTTAACTGGTATGCTGATCCTGAAAGATACCACCGGTCGCCGTCTTTATAAGACTATTCAAGAGCTCGCAGGAGAACTCCGGATTAATCCTCGCGATTACAGTATTGGCGCTGATAAGGGCGGTCAGATTAATATGTTTGATGACTTCGATATCGATTACAACCAGTATAAATACCTGATTGAAACTCGTGTATCCGGAGCTTTGACTAAACCCAAAGCTGCTCTGTGTATCGAACGTAAACAAGCCGCCGAATAAGGATTTGACAAATGGCAAAGTTCTATGGGTCTATAGGTTTCGCTGTTACTCATGAAGAAATGCCCGGAATCCACAAAGAGGTTCTAGTAAACCTGCCCTACACGGGGGATGTATTACGACAATCTAATAAGTGGTCCAGTGGTGAATCAGTCAGCGGAACCTTACGACTATCATCTCGTATTAGCGTCATTGCTGACCCATATGCTGTGTCGAATATATCTGCCATACGATATGTTTCCTGGAAAAGTGTCAGGTGGGTAGTTGTCAATGTAGTCATACAACACCCACGAATGATACTTACTTTAGGGGAGGTGTATAGTGGCTAGTAGACTAGAATTTCAAGCATTACTGCAAACCCTATTGGGCACCGGTAATGTTTATTTTCAACCACCACATACATTTTCTATGGTATATCCGTGCATCGTATATTCGCTCAGCGATATTGATGCGAAACATGCGGATAACGATCCGTATATCTTAACAACTGAATATAGTGTGATTTATATATCTAGGGATCCGGACGATAGTGCCATGTACGCTTTAGCTAGAGTACGATCGGCAAAGTTCGGTAAAACCTACGTAAGTGATGGATTAAATCATACTGTGTTCAATATCCCTTTTTAGGAGGTTAAAAATGGATGATTTAACAATCAATCAAATCGAAGATCTAAACAATCTTAACATTCTGACCCAAGATATGGCATTTGGTGATAAGGTTCAAGAAATTATCGCTGCAGTCAAAGGTCATGCCGATACTGGCACTCCAGTTAATGCAGTAAATGCCGCAATGGTTTTAGCTGTAACTGGCGTCGTTATTCACGGGGAATCCGTATCGATGGATAACCCAACTATTGCGCTTGAAGATGTTTACGAATTTGCAGCTGATGCCGCGCAGTCTGTATCAGATCCAGCTTATATTCCAGTAGACATTACCGCTCACGTTACCGGATCTTTAGGCACTTTGACGGTGGATGTTCAGCCGTTAAGTGGTGATACGTTTACTATCGGAGCAAAGGAATTCACACTTGTTCCTCTCGGTACAGCTAATGCTGACGGTGAAGTTTCCGTTGGCGCAGATCTTGCCGCAGTTCAAGTAAATATAGTTGCTGCTATAAATGGTACTGACGGATGGAATACCGCTCACACCTTAGTTTCCGCAGCGGCTTTTGGCGGCGATGATAGCGTTATTACTGCACTTATCGGTGGAGTTGCTGGCGATGCTATTGCTACTACCACAGTTTTTGACGAGGTTACCAACAAGTTTGCTGCTGGAACTCTTGGTTCTGGCTCAGATTGTATTGCTGCTAATGCTATTACTGAACTTGCTGCAGCTTTCGTTGCTTCTGATACGCAATCAGTTACTGCCGCCGATGGTTCTGGAGATACTGTTGATGTTACTTCCGAAGTAGCTGGCGTTATCGGAAACGATATCATCATTGCCGAGGATATGGCTAATGGCGCCTTTACAGCTGCCGCAGTTCTTCTTGCTGGTGGTATTGACGGTACTGTTGGATTACTCGACGATGCCTTGATAGATGCGACTTATCTCTATCGATGCGTAGCAGACAATCTTATTTCGGGAGCTAATTGGCGCCGGATTTCTTTAGGTTCTGCATACTAATCGGTAAGCAGACAAAAAATTAATTAAACGAATAAGGAGTATAAAGAATGGCAATCTTATTAGCATGGGATGCAGCAGGAGAACGAATGTACCAAACGGGTGTCGATCGCGTCGTCTTGTATGTTCAGGATGGCTCTGGCGATTACCCTCTTGGCGTTGCCTGGAATGGTGTTATTAGTATTTCAGAAAACCCAACCGGTGGTGAACCCTCACCTCTATATGCTGACAATCTCAAGTATTTGCAACTCATGTCCCTCGAGGAATTAGGTCTGAGCATAGAGGCCTATATGTACCCCGATGCATTTGAGGTTTGCGATGGTGGTGAAGAGCCTATAGCGGGCTTGAAGATCACCGGTCAAACTCGCGCCGTCTTCGGCTTGTCTTGGCGAACGGTACATGGTAATGACGTATTAGGTAATGCCTATGGATACAAACTACATCTGGCTTATGGTCTGTTAGCTTCTCCATCAGAAAAGTCTAACACATCCATTAATGATTCACCAGAAGCAGTAACATTCAGTTGGGATCTTACCTCAACGCCAGAAACCGCAGCAGGTTATTTGGCCTCGTCGAAATTGACGGTTGACTCTGAATTAGCTGGTGCTACTCAATTAGGCCTGTTAGAAGATGCACTATGGGGTACGGATCCAACTCCGGATGCAGAGTTACCGCACATTGATGAAGTAATCGCTTTGTTAACACCGTAAGTGTAAGTAAGTTGATTATATAAGTTAATATAAGGGCTATGCTCACTAAGGGTGTAGTCCTTATATTCTATTCTTGAAAGGAGTTATACATGTTAAAGAAAACTATTACGTTCGAAGATTATAACGGAAAAGAACAAACTGAAGAATTTTTCTTCAATCTTAACGAAGCCGAGTTGACAGAACTTGAATTATCTGAAGATGGCGGTTTAGTTAACACTATTGAGAAAGTTGTAGCTGCAGAGAATGGACGAGAAATTATACGTTTATTCAAAGTTCTAATACTTTCAGCTGTTGGTATTAAATCAGAAGATGGTCGTCGATTCATTAAGAACGATAGCATAAGAGATGAGTTTGAGCAAACTGAAGCATACTCCAAGCTCTTTATTGAATTAGCGACAGAAGCAGATAAGGCTACGGCCTTTGTTAATGGTATACTGCCAAAAGCAGCACTGCAGAAACCAGAACAACCATTACCTTAGATCATTAGAGGAGGCAAGAGAGAATCATGCTTATACTTAAAACAGAAGAAACAGAGGTGTTCAATAACTTAGAAGAAGAATTTGAGAACATTCCTGGTAGAACTGTAAGTCTTGAGCACTCTCTTGTCTCAGTTTCAAAATGGGAGCGTCGGTGGAAGAAAGCTTTCTTAACTCTTGACGAAAAGACACCAGAAGAAATACTAGATTACATACGAGCAATGACAATAACCCAAAAAGTTCCTGAGACGTTTTATGCCATGCTCTCAAAGGATAATATCAATATTGTTATGGAGTATATAAATAACTCTATGACCGCTACGACGTTTTCTGATAGTAGTAACAGACCAAGTCGAGAGGTTATCACATCAGAGATAATATATTATTGGGTCATTGCCTTTAACATACCGATCGAATGTCAGAAATGGCATCTTAATCGCCTATTAACCCTGATTAAGGTCTGTAGTATTAAAAACAATCCTAAAGGACAACATAAACTCTCTAATACCAGTCTTCGAGCGAGAAAACGCCAATTAAACGCTGAACGACGAGCGAAATTTAAAAGCGATGGGTAGGTTGTTATGCAAATAAAAATAAAACAGAACAAGGGTTTGGTCTTAACTACAAAAAAATTAACCCTACTTCAACGATTGCAGCTTTCAACTATTCTACATAAGCACGGTCGTCTTGGTATCACACTTTTATCTTCGGTAACCCCGAGAGATACCGGCGAAACAGCAGAATCGTGGAGTTATACAGTAGTTAAAACATCCAATGGCTATAAGATAAGTTGGATGAATGCGAGTATGGCTGGTGGAACACCATTGGTAATCCTATTGCACTATGGTCACGGTACTCGAGGTGGGACATTTATTTCTGGTAACGACTTTATAAATCCCGCTATGCAATCAGTATTCGATAGTCTATCGAAATCGATAACGAAGGAGGTAGCTAATGTCTAAAAATATAGACGAACATGTTCTTGATATGCGTTTCGAAAATAAACAGTTTGAATCCGGCGTTAGTGACAGTCTAACTACTATCGAGAAATTAAAGAAGGCTTTGGACTTTAAGGGTATGTCAAAGGGGTTAACCGATGTTGGTGAAAGCGCTGATAAAATGGATTTTTCAGGTGCTGTCGCCGGTGTAGAAACCCTAGCTAATCGATTTAGCCTTATGGGTGCAGTTGCATTTACAATTATCCAGGATATAACAAGAAGGGTTATAGCGTTTGGTCAAAAGGTAGCACAGGTTCTAATATTTGCACCGGTTCTCTCTGGATTTTCCGAGTATGAAACACAGATTAATGCCATACAGACGATTCTAGCGAATACGAGTAAGGCTGGAACTAACTTGGAGCAAGTATCTGATGCTCTTGGGGTATTAAATACTTACGCCGATCAAACTATATATAACTTTACCGAGATGACAAGAAATATTGGTACTTTTACTGCTGCAGGAGTCTCTTTGGAGGTATCTGTAGCAGCTATTAAGGGTATTGCCAACTTGGCTGCCGTCTCCGGTTCAACTTCACAGCAAGCATCAACGGCAATGTATCAATTGTCACAAGCACTTTCTACTGGAACGCTTAAATTACAAGATTGGAACTCTGTAGTGAATGCCGGTATGGGTGGTCAAATCTTCCAAGATGCACTTGTAGAAACGGGAAGGCTACACGGACTTGCCATAGACCAAATGATTGAAGATGAAGGTAGTTTTAGAGCTACTTTAAGTAAAGGTTGGCTTTCTAGTGAAATCTTAACCGAAACATTACAAAAGTTTACCGGCGATTTAAGTGAAGCAACTCTAATGCAAAAAGGTTACACACAAGAACAAGCAAAAGAGATTGCAAAGCTTGGTGTTATGGCTAATGATGCCGCAACAAAAGTAAAGACTCTAACTCAATTAGGCGATACGCTTAAAGAAGCAGCACAGTCTGGTTGGACTAGGAGTTGGGAACTAATACTCGGTGACTTTGACGAAGCAAAAGCATTCCTAACAAAAATTAGTGATGTACTAGGGTCTTTAATAGGCCAATCTGCTGATGCTAGGAATGAACTTCTTCAGGGTTGGAATGAAGCAGGTGGTCGAGCATACTTAATCGATAAGTTATGGGATGTTTTTAACAACCTTTTAACTATCATGAAACCAATCAAAGAGGCTTTTCAAGAGGTCTTTCCACCAGCAACTGTTGACAAACTTATCGGACTGACTCTTGGTTTTGGTAGACTTGTCAATTACTTCAAAATAGGAGCAGTTGGTTTGGCGAACATAAAGACTATTTTTCGTGGTTTTTTCGCTATATTGGATATCGGTAGGATAGCTCTGGTAACTTTAGGTGAATTGATATTACCTTTGACTGGAAACCTCTCCGGTATGGGTGGTAGCCTTTTAGATGTAGCACTTTCCGCTGCTGAGTATGTCACAGCACTAAGAGACAACATCAAAGAAAATGGATTCTTTACAGATAGTATAGCCAAGGTCATAGATAAACTTAGACCTTACTATGAGGGCTTTGCTAAGTTTGTTGATACTGTAAAGGCTAAGATCGCGGAGTTTAAAGGGTTTGATTTTAGCGGTTTAAAAGACTTCGTATCTGAGATATCGTTTAATCTAGCTCCGTTGACCTTCCTATGGGAAGCTTTTCTCAAAGTAATGACACTCCTTTGGGGTATCGCCAAGGCATTAACACCAATACTCTTTAAACTTGCTGAGGCCGCCGCGAATGGATTGACGACTTTTCTAAACTCTGTTACTGGAGCACTTGGTAACTTCGATGCGAATACGGTATTCAAAGCAATTAATAGTGGTTTATTCGCCGGTATACTGTTAGCAGTTCGCAGCTTTATAGCGAATGGATCAGATGCAATGGAAGGTATAGCCGACGTACTTGATGGTGTTGGCGGGTCCTTACAGGCTTGGCAAAACAATCTTAACGCTGGTGCAATACTTAAGATCGCTGGTGCTTTGGCTATTTTAGCCATATCGCTAGTTCTTATAGCCAGTATTGATCCTGTGAAGCTTACAGGAGCACTTACTGCGGTATCAGTTCTTCTTTTAGAACTGTTCGCGTCACTTAAACTCCTTACTGCGGGTAGTAGTGGTGTATCATTAGCCATTGTTTCCGTTGGTCTTGTAGGTTTATCAATAGCCATGTTACTTTTGGCTACGTCACTTAAACTTTTGTCCACAATTGATGGCAAAGCCATGTCTCAAGCTCTCGGTACTGTTTCGTCACTACTAATTGGGCTAGTTGCTGCGGTTAAGGTGCTCGATAAGTCATCAGGACAAATGATTAGAGTTAGTACGGCACTTGTAATTCTAGGTGGAGCGTTACTTTTAATTTCTGTAGCAGTATTTACCTTGGGTTCGATGGATATGGGCACTTTACAACAAGGATTAATGGGTGTTGGCGCACTGTTAATCGGCTTAGCTCTGTACACACAGCTTGCCGGTGGACCAAAGGGAATAATCTCTACGTCTGTAGCCATAGGTATATTAGCGGGAGCATTAATGCTTCTATCAGTATCTATATTTGCCTTGGGTTCGATGGACGTAACAACCTTAAATAATGGTCTTTTGAGTATGGGTGCGGCTTTAGCAATTGTGACCGTCGCTCTAAACTTATTACCTAAAAATGTCGTTGCTAAATCAGCTTCATTAGTTGCAGTTGCTGCGGCAATGTTAATCTTATCAGAAGCATTAAAAAACATGGGTGATATGAGTTTGGAAGAAATCGGTAATGGGCTCTTAGCTCTTGGTGGCTCGCTTTTGATTTTAGTTGTTGCTTTAAAACTTATGGGTACCTCTCTAGCTGGATCTGCGGCTCTACTTGTTGCTGCTGGTGCTTTAATAATCTTAGCGTCTGCACTTAAGATGCTTGGTGAGATGTCGCTTAGTGAGATAGGTATAGCTTTACTCGCCATAGTTGGCGCACTAGTTATATTTGGACTCGCTGGCTTGATTTTAGGTCCAATGATTCCTGTTCTTTTGGGATTAGCTGCGGCTCTTGCTTTATTCGGAATTGCTGCGGCTTTAGTAGGTGTTGGTGTTTTAGCTTTAGGCGTTGGTTTAGGTCTATTAGCTGCCTCTGGTGGTGCTGCGTTAACCGTATTGGTATTAGCCTTATCCGCGGTAATTGGATTAATTCCATTTTTAGCACAACAACTTGGAATTGCGTTAATATCACTTATTCAAACTTTAGCTGCAGCTGCACCCGCATTAGTTAAGGGTGTTGCCGAGATTCTAAAGGCGCTAATACAAGCTTTCGTTGAGGTGGTACCGCTGTTAGTTGTTGCGGTTCTAGATTTAATTATCACACTATTGACAGCCATAGCGGAGAAACTGCCAGATATCATTCAGGCTGGATTTGATATTCTTTTAGCTTTGTTACAAGGTATTGCTGATAACATTGGTGAAGTTGTTGTTACGGTGGCTGATATAGTTATTGCGTTCTTAGATGCGATGGCTTTAAAATTACCGGAGATTGTTGATGCTGGTTTTGAGTTTCTAATAGCCTTTATTGATGGTATAACAGAGGGTATCGACGCACATTTACCGACGCTAATACAATCGTTCTTTGATATGGGCATAGCGCTGCTAAAAGGTCTCGTCGATGGTTTGCTTGGACAAATAGGTATGGCATTGGCAACCGTTAAAGAAATAGCACAAAAAATCTTAGTTGCGTTCTTACAAGCTTGGGGTATTGAGTCCCCATCAAAAGAAACAATGGATATGGCTAAATATCTCATGTTAGGTATAAGTCGAGGCATTAAGAAGTTTGGGGGGGAAGCGATTAATGCTGCTGATAAAATGGGTGATGATTTACTGGGTGCTTTAAGTGATTCAACCAGTACTATCGGTGATATTCTGGATGATACTCTAGGTTCATCTCCAGTTATTACCCCCGTTTTAGATTTAACCGATTTCTCGAAAGGAACAAATATCATGAGCGATGCTATGGATGGTTTAGATACATCGGTGGCTGCGCTTACTGCTGCCTCAGTACGTGGTAATGATCAAGACGGATTGGATGGTCAAGATTCAGTAGTTCCGGAGTCGGCTATAAACTTCACACAATATAACAATTCTCCTAAGGCACTTTCACGGTTGGAGATATATCGACAAACAAGATTGCTTTTAGAAGCAGCTTAAGGAGGATTAAATTTAATGATAGAGTCAGTAACTATAACTAACTATAGGAATGAATCTATCGCTCTGACGTTAAGGAGTCCCGGGGTGGAGGGACTCTACGTTAGAAAGATAGGTGGCTTAGATCCCCCTAAAGCAACGATAAATATAGCTGAGACTTCGGATTTCGACGGAGGGATTTATAATTCTTCCAGAACAACATATCGAAACATAATACTGAGTCTCGGTTTTATCCCAACAGGTACTGTATCTGTTGAGGATATTCGACAATCAACCTATCGATATTTCCCGCTTAAACGCCAAATAAACATACTCGTTACAACAACTAATCGTGTATTAGAAATAGTGGGTTATGTCGAATCCAATAATATTAGGATATTCTCAAAGAGATCTGAAACAATGATCTCGATAATATGTCCAGAGGCATATTTTAAGACTATAGAATCAATACTTACTGTCTTTATCGGTGCTACCGATATTTTCGAGTTTCCATTCTCGAATGAAAGTACCTCTGCTCCACTTATGGAGTTCGGAGTACTGACGGTTGAAGAACGACAAAATATAATCTACGATGGTGACACAGAAACAGGTGTTATAATCACGGTTAAATTTAATGGTGATATAGAGGAATTAGCTATATCTAACACCGTATCAGGCCAAATCTTTGTGATTGATGATACTCGCCTAGAAGGTATAATCTCTGGAGGGTTCTCTCCCGCGGATGTGATGACGTTGAATACAGTTCGCGGAAATAAGAGCATGACTGTTTTACGCTCAGGTGTAGAGTATAATATTCTTGATGCTAGGGTTGATGGTTCTGATTGGTTGACTGTTGCAAAGGGTGATAATGATTTCTTCTTTAGTGCTAGCTTAGGCCAGGATCTAATGGAGTTTCAGATTGAACATCACCCCCTCTATCAGGGAGTGTAATCATGGAGCTGATACTACACGAGTCTGATCGAACACAAATAGGTCTTATCGAGGGTGTAGATTCTATATTATGGAACGAGCGCTTTGATAGGCCTGGGGATTTTGAAATATACACAAATGTCACTATGGAATTCCTAGAAACTTTTAAAATTGGACGCTATTTAAGTAATAGCACTCTTGGTAGTAATTCTTGGATGATCATCGAGGGTGTAGAAATCGTAACTGATTTCTCTATAGGTAATAAATTAATCGTTACTGGTAGATCTTTAGAGTCCTTGTTGGATCGACGGTTAATAATACCGCAACTGTTAATCGACTCATCTTTGGCTGTAGCTATTAGCGATTTAATTAATAATAATGTTATCTCAGCAACGGATAGTCTTCGTGATATTTCTGAGTTTAGATATATCGAAGTTTCTGGTGGTGTATTTGATACTGCTGTGGAAACACAGTTTGATGATCAGGATACACTATTATATGCAGTTACGAGTTTGTGTAATCAGCACGACATTGGTTTTAGTATCGAATATAACGCTACACTGGACAAGTTTGATATTACATTAAATGCTGGTGAAGATAGAACATACTCACAATCGACTAATGCTTTTGTTATATTCTCTCCGGAGTTCGACAATCTATCTAGTAGTCGATATAAAGAGAGTTTAAAAGCATTCAAAACGTTTTGTTTAACCAAGGGTGATTCCTCCGATGGTCCAGCAACAAAAGTTGAATCGTTTTTAGGTAGTCCGACTATTAGCGGGTTAAGTAGACGTGAAGTATTTTTAGATCAAACAAACCTTTCCGAGTATATCGGTGATACCGAGAACAAGATACCAACGGCTGATTACGAAGCTCAACTAGAACAAAAAGGAGACTTACTCCTTAAAGATCTTAATGTAACATCCAGTTTTGATGGGGAGGTTGAAGCCACGAAGATGTTTACGTACGGCGTAGACTTTAACATCGGTGATATTGTACAATTCGCTGATGAATATGGTAATAGTGGTACTGCTAAGGTGGTAGAATTCATTATTAATAGAAGTCTTTCTGGTTTTAGTACTCATCCAATATTCTATATGTTGGACTAATTAGGAGATAAAAATGACAATAACGTCTGGATTTTTTGATTCACTTGATAGTGATAGGTTATATTCTGCATCTGAAATGGGGAGTATATTTAATGGACTCATTACTAATGGGGTTTATAGCGAGTATTTAAATGCATTAGCTCCAGTAGCTAATGACACCATGTTTGTTACTATTGGTTCTGGTAGAGCATGGTTTGATGAAACCTGGACCTATAATGATGCCGATGTAGATATAGAAATTGCCACCGCAGAACCGGCCCTTGATCGTATCGACACTATTGTGTTGGAAGTTAATAGATCTGTAAGTGTAAGAGAAAATACCATAATAGTTATTGAAGGTACTCCTGGGGGTTCTCCTGTACCACCAGATCTCGTAGATACCGCCGAAATCGTTCAATATCCTTTAGTTGATGTCTATGTTGCAGCTGCTGTGACCGAAATTTATACTGGTGATCTTACCATTCGTATAGGAACTGTTGATACTCCGTATATCTCTCATCTATGGATGCCAGATGCGGCAGATGATGTTAAAGGGATAGTTGAATTAGCGACAACTGCAGAAGTAAATACTGGTACGGATGCAGAAAGAGTAATCACGCCGCTCGCTTTAACAAACTCGGTTTTTGGTGCGCGAGCTGTTTCAATGCCTGTGTTTGCAAGTAATGAGGCAGTCGCAGTAGGGGACGGACTTCTCGGTATTTTAATACCCGCAGAATTTGATGGGTGGGATATTGTAGATGTTATCGCCGCAGTTACCGATAAGGGTATTACTGGGTCAACGGATATTCAAGTTCGTAGAAGTAGAGCTGGTTCAGATGTAGACGTTCTTTCAACAAAAGTAACACTTGGTGATGAGTGGTTTGTCTCGGATGGTGTTATTAATGAGAGTAATAAGGACTTGGCTATTGGCGATGTGTTATTTATTGATCCTGATACTATTCATTCAGGAACAGCACCTAATGGTCTCTATATTACAATAGTAATACAGTTACCATAAGGAGGTATAGAAATGCCTAATAATCCTACATACATTGGTTCAGTTGCATCAATTGCTGGCAGCGGTACTACTCTAACTGCATCTCACACACTACCAAGTGGTCAGAACAGAATAGTTATAGCTTCAATTGGTTGGGAAGATAGTAGTACGCCTCTTGTTAACTCCGTTTACTATGACATTGATGGCGTAAACGTACCTTTTACATATTTAAATCGTAAAAATGCCGTGTCTGGTGATGAGAACGGTTTGGAATTTTGGGTGCTATACGAAGAAGACCTACCAGCAACGGGCGGACCTTATAATGTAAAGGTGACTTTTAATATCGGTTGCGACATCTCAAAGATGCTAGTATTTGCAATAAAGGATGCAAATCAATCGGGTTACCTAGATTATACCAGTCAGAGTAATGGTAGTGCTGGTTCTCTTAGCGGAACATTAACTCCATGTGAAGCAGATGCTCTGTCAATTTCTTGCTGTATTTGGGACGGTAATGGTGTTATTGATGCCGATTCAGGACAGACAGAAATTCATAACGCAAGTGGAGCTGGAGGAAAAATGGGTGTATCATGGGAGGTTTGCTCTGGAGATAACGAGTCACAAGGATGGGACTCAACAATTTCTGATAGATGCTGTCATATTGCTGCTGCATGGGCATTTGAAAAGCCAACACCAACAGGTTGGATATCGTGGTTCTCATAAGGAGAAAGGTCATATGAAAAATCAAGAAAATAGTAAGGATCTTCAATTTGTAGACATATCTAAGTGGCAGACCCCATATAAAGATGACGGTATAGACGAAGGTGTCCGAGTTGATGGGGTGGTTATTAAATCAGCCGATGGACTTAGAGATTTCACTAAGATAGGTTCTTGGGAATATGTACAGTATTGGAGCGCACAGTGGTTGTCAATCGCCGAATTTTCTCGTAAGTGGATGTATCATTGGTATCAGACAGAATACTCACCGGTTGATCAGGCTAGACTAGCTGTTGATATCTGTAATAAATTCCCCGGTATGATTGACGCATGGGTGGTTGATTTTGAATATTACCACAATATAATCAATGCAAAATCTATCCAAGATTTATCCACTTATACGGACGTGTTTCACCTAGAATGTGACGTTAAATTAATTTTATATGTAAATGAAAGCGCATATAAGATGATCGTTGCTGAACTTGGTCAAGATTGGGCAGACGATCAAGAATGGTGGATCGCTGGTGGAAAGTATTATAATACTAAACTCGAAATTTTCCCGGAGGAGAGTTATTTCGAAAATCTTTTCAATTATCCAGGGCGAGTAGCAGTACAATGGAGCGCTGACGGAAATCAACAAGCAGACGAACACGATTTCGGTGATTCAGAGTTAAGTAGTATCGATATGAATTATATATATTTTACTCCTGAAGAATACGAAATTTGGTTAGGTCGAGTTGTTGAAGAAGAACAACCTATTGAAGAAGGAGAAGAACAGATGGTAATTGAAGTAGATAGTGAGGGCGGCGGGAAACTGGTAGCTGATCCCGATTTGATTGACCGTATCTTTAATGATCCAAAAACAGTGTTTAATGTCAATCTAAATATAGCTCTTTCGACATCCTTGGATGGCGGTGTGTTAACTCCACCAAAGGATGTACCTATTGGTGAAGAGTTCATTTTCCCGAATACAATACTTAGAACGGTGCAACACCCCACTAAGGCACACGGATTATTAACTACATGGAGAGCCAAAAACGCAAAAGGTTTCCCAATGTTTACGGCTTTCCCA